CTATGCTGTCAACTACCTTTCCGTCTATGTCTACCAAGTTAACGCCTCTAACGTTCTCAAATCCTTTCATTCTACCTTACCTCCCAATTTTTAACTTTCTTTAACTCAATGTCAAGTCTCTGCAAAGCGTCTCTCAACGAGTATGCCTTTGTCTTGTAGTCCACAAGATATGTATAGTCCTCCTCCACTGTGACTACAAAAGTCATTAGTCCTTGTTTCACCAACTCACTTGCCATACTAATCCTCCCTACGTTTAAATTTATACACCTGTTCTTGTTAGCTTTCTACCCGATTTTCTTTGGCTTAGAGACCACGTAACCGACGTCAAATCTAACGAAATCCCATCTAAGCGGTCTGCTCCCTATCGTTACAGTATGGGAGGCTTTCGGCAGAGACTGGCTTGGTGTTGAGCCAAATCTCAGCATAATTATCATACCACATGCTGAGAGGTTTGTCAAGCATTATTTTTAAAAATTTTTTTCTGTTGAAATTCCAATGCTTTCAGCCTCTGTGCCGGAGCTGGGTTAATCGAACATTTGTTCCATCTTCTTCTACACGTCGTAAAACTCTTCTTCGTTCAGTGTCCCGCTCATATCTTTGGGACGCTTATTACTAAAATAGTATACAAATAACTCGTTAGCAATGTCAAACACTTGTTTATATCTATCGTTGGTACTGTACTCGTTTAAGTCACACCTGACCGCCACAGGAATGTCAGTATGTTTAGTCATGTAGTCAAACGCTTTCTCTGTGTCAACTATGTCAAGCCACACCAACACATGCCCGACTAACGCTACGTCTCCTCTCGTAGACATCACCCAACGATTGCCAGGACGTCGCTCCTGCCATTCATACTCAATGACCTCAGGTGTATCATGCGACCCACGTCCCGCTACGCCTACGCCCAACTCAAACCCATTCTCGACCCATTCTTTACACGCCAGTCGTAACTCCTCAAGACTTTGCAAGCCCACCCACCACAGTCGACTCTCAGCTATATGTGTATAATTATCCATAGGTTTATACACGTACAGTGGCTCATTGTCGTAGTCATTTTTGTATACCCCATACATTATTACGTCCCCTATAGGCAGTCTCATCTTGTCCCCTCCTCGTTAAGTGGCTCATCTATCCACACCAACTTACTTTGTGGCTCCACCCATACCAATTTCATTCTGTCAACATTCCCACGCATAATCTCACGCACCGCATAATACACACACATACTTAACACGTTAACCCTCGTACCCCTAAACTGTGGATACCTCTTCTTGTCCAAAAATTTAGTCACAAACTCAAACTGCTCGTCATTCAAAAATGTAGTTACTTGTAACGTGTGGTCTCTTCTATCGTATTCCAGTCCTATGTCAACCCTCTTATGCCTTTTCGGACTCTCATACCATGCGTCCTCGAATATAAAATTATTCTTTTTACTTGCGTCAATACATATGTCAACACATGCACATAACGTCTCCGAAAGATTATCCTCGAAGAATTTTTTCATCTCAAAAATGTAATTTAAAGCAAACCCACACAACCTAACCGTAACTTTGTTTTTTGCTTTTCTCATTTTTTCCTCCTTTAACCTCATTTTACGTTGATATTGCAATGCTTATGCAGTATCTCAGGGATATTGTACCATAAAACAATATCCTTGTCAAGCTGTTTTATATAACAATATGTGGGAGATAAATCACCATAGCAAACCCCTTGCAATTACTGAAGTGTGTGTCCCCACCAGAGATATTGGGATATTGTTGATAAGACTATTAGCACCAACTTGGATAATTGGACATTTATTCCAACTATTCCCTATGTAAAATATGGTGTGTCTCCACCATATTATATATAGGGGATATTGGGATATGTCAAATCCCGAACATATTGATATAGAGCGATTAACATTTTTTAACAAGCAAAAAGATATTGGGATATGTTTTGACGAAATGAGCATTTGTGGTAAAATCAACGTTTTTCCGTCCCCATAAAACAAACATATCCCATTATCTCAGGGATACACAATCATGTTTGACTAAAAAACGCCCTTTGCTGTTGCTAACTATTTTAAGGTAAAATACGGCAAGATACTTGGAGATATTTCGACGCAAAAACTTACTTTTCGTAAGCAAAAAATAAAAAACACCTACTAAAAGCACGGAGGAGGGAGCCTACCTTTGTGTGGTTAAAACGTCGTTTTTTTAAAAGACATGCGTGTCAACGCTGACAAACAGGTCGGGGGATAGACGTCGACGTTGTCGTCAACACACGTGTCAGCACGTGCGGGCTACGTGGACACAGACCACGACGACACATTGACGTGTTTTGTGGTCTTGGACACGTTACGTCACACGTGCGACGTGTTCACGTCAACGTACAGCTCCGTAGACACAGACGACGACGGGAGTTTATGGTATATAGTGTCAGTTATCGTAAAATAAGCATAAAATAAAAATAAGCCATAAAACGCTCTAAAACATAAAATATGCTTTATATGAGTAACATATCATTAAAGTGTATAACGTCGCTTAAAACGTCGTTTAAATGGCTCTGCGTCGATTTTAAAGTTAGTATTATACTATGCTTAAAATAAACATAAAAAAAAAGAGACTTTTTCAAGTCTCTTTTTAATTTTATTCGTATTCCTTATTTCTTAGATATTCTTTGTATGCTTCTTCAATGTCCTTCATATAGCTAACGTTGTAATATATAGGCGTTTCCTCTTCCTGTAATTCCAATTCCAATTCATTATTCATATTATTTTTTTCCTTTACCTTTTTTTCCTTTAGTCTCTGTTGATAATAGGCTTAATACATTTTCTAAGGTAATGCCAGGCTCTTCTTTGGTTTCTTCTTTAGTTTCTGCCTTGCCAGCTTGCAATAATGCCTTTAACAAGTCTGCCTTCATGTCTTCACTTAAAGCATTAATGTCAATTTTACCTTTGGAAGCTGCTTTATTAGAGGCGTTAAACTTGTTTGAAGCGTCAACACTTGTTTTTACTGTATCGAGTAAAAATTTCTCTAAACCGTCAACTATGGGTATTCTAATTCCCGTCGCTCCCCAAGAACCTTTGTAAGCCCATGCTCCGTTGTCATCCTTGTACTGAAGCCATAATACCAAATCATTAGGTTTACCACTTGCCCCTTGGTTAACTTCTACAATTAATCCCAAGTCCTTCCTCAATTCAAACACCTTTGAAACAGTAATCTTAGTATACATTCTTTAACTCCCTTCTTTGGTATGCGTGCCATTGGTATGGTTCACGTCTTATAACCTATTAAATTGTCAATATTCAATTGCAACAGTATATATAGCAATTAACATGCCAGTTTTTAAGTAATTGCTTAAAGCATTGCAATTGCAATGTTTTATTTATTATGCCCATATGCTGATAAAATATTCAACATATTATAAATAGCAAATATATTTGCACTAAGCATATGAAAATGTTGGAATTTCAACATTATTCAAGTGCAAAATTATTTGCACTACATGCAAATATATTTGCACTATATACGACGTTTTTTTTTAATTTATTTTATAACGTCGACGTGTTACATACGTCAACACGTATACGAACAAATGTTCGGAACCTATTTCATTTGACGTATTTCTGCACAAAAAAGCCCCTCCCCCCCAATGACTTCCCTCTTGTCGAAAATATTTCTGTCAGCCCTCTGAGATAGTGGTATCAACCCCCTCGCCTAAAAAATATTCCTGAAAATTTCCCCTTTTGACAAGATTATCTCTGTCAACACAGATAAATAGGCAAAATTATCAAATAGGTGTTGACAAGCCTGATAGAATGTGCTATTATGTTGGTGTGGTAGAGCCTGTGGATAAGTTTTTAAAAAATTAAAAAATTAAAAAATATGAGGAGGAAATCTCTCACTTGTTTTGTGTGGTAACAGGCTCTTTCACCCCTTAATACATAGAGTTGGTACATTAGTATTAAAATATATAGTTTATAATTATCTTGTTTAAATTTTGCTGTCCTCTGACCAGAGAATGGACATATAATAGGGAGGGTAATATGGAAAAGTTACACACGGAAGAAGCTAAGAAAAAAAGGTTGGAAACATTGGCTAATAATATTAGACAAAAAGCAATACTTGAAGACCAGGAGACGGATATAATAATTGACTACGAGATGAAGAGATTTACTATTTACACGAATAAAGCGACGGTGATGAGCAGGCTTGAGAGAATGGGGCATAAGTTTGTCACGGAGGACACTGTGGACGGGGACGTGTATTCGAGGACTTATACTTTTCCGTTAAAGGAGATTGGTGGCTTTGTAAGGAAAAATATTTTTGGGTAGCTATGGGGGTTTTGGGAGAGAAGGAGGATTATGATGAATAGAGTGATGGAAGCAAAGGAAGCACAGTGTCCTGTGGAGGAGGGCAAGAAAAATGTGTATAGAATGTTACTTGACTTGGAAGAACAACAGATGAGCTTGTGGGGAATGTTTCAAGAAATAAGGAATAGACAGCACGGCATAGACGCTATTGAGCCAAATATAATTGACGTGAGTGGGTATTCGGAACGTTTGGAGAGGCTGATTGACGTAAATAGTCAGTTATTGATGTTAATGAATGAGTTTTTAACGTATTTTTAATTAAATATACACTCATGTGTATAAATATTGGCAGTCCCTTGACTTTTTGGTATACACATGACTTGTATAGATATAAGGTGTATTGCATAAAGATACCTGTGAGAAATTTCTTGCATAAAAAGGGAAAATATGCTATACTATACCTGTGGGAAAGTGTTATCCTACAAGGAATTTTGCAACCTTATGACAATTTGTTTTGTGGGCGTTCTGTTGGGTCGAGACTTGGTAACTATATTATTCCCCCCGTATAATATAAAGTGTCTTCCCACAGACGTCAGCCCTTTTGGGCGGGGAAGGTGGTGATGGGTGAGGTAGAACTCACCCGAGCAAAATTTTTTTAATCAAACGTCCACAGTGGGCGTTTATTTTTTTAATTGACTAAGTGCTGACAACATTGTATAATCAATATAGATGGAGGCGAACATATGAGCGAGATTAATTTTGATGATTTGGAGATAGAGGTAGAGGACGTCGACATGGAGTATCCTGTGGGTAAGATTGCAAAGGCGTTGCCTTTGAGTCACCCGAATAGTCCACCGCCTGCTCCGATAAATTTGCCGACTGCGTTTAATGCGAAACAGGCGTTGAGTTTGATTGATGACCCCAATAAATTATTTGACTTCACGGGTACGAGTTTAAGTCCTCAACAGCAGTTATATATCGTGTCTTATGCGGTTAGGGGCACTAAAACGGGTGCGTGTAAGATGGCGGGGGTCACTTATGGTGTGGTGGACAAGTGGACGAAAGATAAGGAGTTTTCACAAGCGTTGCAGAACGCAGTGGACATAGTGCAAGACTCTCTGGAAGAGGAGCTTATACGTCGTGCAATGAATGGCTCCGACCAGTTATTACTTGCGGCTATAAAAGCGGCTAAACCTGAGAAATATGGGGCTAAGTCAACGTCTGACATAAACGTCAAAGGACAGGTTATACATACGTGGGCAGAGTTGGCTCAGCAAGCGGTGAAAGAAGAGAGTATGGTTGAGACTACTTACGAGGAGGTAGAATAATTATGTTTTTAGACGATTGGGATAAAGCCTTTGAGACAGTATGTAATATTGCATGGTATTTAATATTAATAGGTGTGGCAACTGTTGTTTTTGGATTAGGAGTTATTGTATGGATAATTTTATTTTAGAAATGGAGGAAGAAGAGTGAGAGCGGTGCATAGACGGCTGACTTTTGAGGATAGGTTTGCACGGAAATATTACTGCAATTCAGAGAGGTTTGTTTCAGATATGAAAAGACGCAATCGTAGGAAATTAAGGCGTATTTTAAAGAGGGAGGTAAAATATGACGTTTGACTACAAGGAGGACTGGTGCAGTGACTGTCTGTATGTAAATGACAAAAATCGGGAGTGCATATGCATTAGAAGTTGTCATAAAGGCAGTCAGAAAGTAGTATACGAGGAAGAGGACTTTAAGACAGGCAGACAAATAATGCTTGCCAAAGAGAATTTGAAAAAGGAGGTAAGATAATGAGTGAGTATTGGGCAACTAAAAACGGGACACATCAGATTAAGGGCGACCCTTTAGAGCTTGGCGTAAGAATAGTGGACAAGATAATTTGGAATATAACTAAGGTGACTAACGTTGTGAACGGGACGTTTTATTGGTACAACAGTGACTGGACAACTTATCCTACAAGTATTTTAGTAGCTAACGGGAAGACTTATCAGAATTTAGCCAATCATTGGTGGGATAATCATAGACCACAGTCTGTTATAGTTGTCTACAAGAATGGCAAAGTTGACATGAGACGTATTATAAACTCAACGGAGCTTGGAGACATAAATAATATACACGTAGCTATTGGTGGTGTGGGCTTGGTGAATAAGACCGACCCGAATTTTAAGTATAGTCTTAAAGATGAGGGGTTTATCGGTAAACATTCAGATGTGGCACGTAAGACCAATAAAACCGTGTTGGGCTATAACATAAAAGAAGACAAAATGTATTTAATGACACGGGCTAATATTTACCATAAAAGTCCGTATTTTTGGCAATATGACTTACTTAAATTGGTAAGGGACTGCGAGTATGACTTGGCTATCAGTTTAGACGGTGGGGGGTCAACGTTTATGGACGCTAATTGGAGATATGTGTTTAAGGGTGAGGCAAACAGACGAATAAATAATATAGTAGGGTTTGGTATATGACGATAGGTGAGATTAAAAAAAGTGTTATTGTTAAGATTTTAAACAATAAATTAACTGATAAGTATGATATATTTCTCGACGTCCACAATAAAGTACGCAGTGATTTACTGGATTACTACGCTACTGATGAGGGAAGAGCAGAAATTGATGACTCCCCACATAGAGCACTAACAACAGTAGAGGCTGTGGATTTGCTTATGACTGACGTAGATATTTGGATTAATAAGGAGTTGGGGCTAAATGCCGAAGTTATCGAGTAATCTTGTAAGTTTATTTAATAAGGGACAGCAAGACCCCGCATTTTTTGTTGAGAACGTTATAGGAATGACAACACTGTGGGAAAAACAGAAAGAGATAATGTATTCTGTCAGAGACCACTCACGAACATGTGTACGCTCTTCAAATGGTGTAGGTAAGACTTTTACCACAGCTAATACTGTTACGTGGTTTTTAACTACTCACCCAAACAGTATAGTAGTCTCGACGGCTCCTACGTCAAGACAGGTTAAAGAGTTACTGTGGCAAGAAATTAATAGTATACATGCTAACTCTAAGTATCCGTTAGGTGGTCGTTGTCTTAACGTTTCATGGACTTTGGGAGCTAAATGGTTTGCAATAGGTATGTCAACAGATGACCCCAATAGATTTCAGGGTTTCCATGCCGACCATATTTTAGGCGTTATAGATGAGGCGGCGGGTGTTGAGGCTCCTATTTGGGAGGGTATGGACGCCATACTTACTTCTCAAGGAGCACGTCTTTTGGTTATAGGGAACCCTACGGAACCTTCTGGAAGATTTTACGACGCATTTTCAAGTCCTTTATATAACAAAATGCACATATCGGCTTTTGATACGCCTAATTTTACGGAAAATGGGATAGTCCTTGATGACCTAAAAACGGGTGCATGGGAGAAGAAATTTAAGACAATGGTCTATCCTGCGTTAATTACGCCGAAGTGGGCGTCTGAACGTTTACAGGAATGGGGTGAAGACTCTCCTGCGTTCCAGTCACGTGTTATGGGTAATTTCCCGACAATAGGTGATGATACCATGATACCTCTTGGTTGGATAATGAGAGCAACAGAGAGACCTGTGGAAGATGAGGGTAGATGTTTTATGGCAGTGGACGTAGCGAGATTTGGAGCAGATGAGTCCGTAATCGGGACAAGACGTGGTAATTCATTCACTAAGAAAGAAGTACACCACAATACTGACGTGCATACTTTGTCAAAACTTGTTGCACGTGCGGCTGATGAAGAAAAACCAGAATTTATCAAGGTAGACGTTGTTGGTATAGGCTCAGGTGTAGCGGATAATCTTAGAGCATGGGGGTATAAGGCTATCGACTATGTTGCTCAGGAAAGAGCATGGAGTCCAGAGAAATTTGTTAATAAACGTACAGAAAGTTGGTATTTGTTAAGAGAAAGGTTTAGAAAAAACACTATAAACATAGAAAATGACGACGTGCTTATAGGTCAGCTATCATCACCGAAGTATGTGTTTGATAATGCGGGACGTTATAAGTTAGAGGCAAAAGAAGACATGAAAAAAAGAGGGCTTGAGTCTCCTGACAGAGCAGACGTTTTGGCAATGCTATTTGAGTCAGATGACGACTTTGGTACTTTTGTGGCAAGGGATTTTGAGGAAAGTATAGTAAAACCAGGTACAGTAGGTGCTATATTACAAGAATTATCTAAAGGTGAAGAGGAGGAAATGCAATGGCATACAATGAAGTTTTAGGGCTATTTATATTTTGTATTATGTCGTTTCTTTTAGGGTTTTTAATAGGAAAGGTAATAGGCATGAAAGAGGTACAAGTTATTGACTATAACGACGGTTATAAAGAGGGATTTGAGACAGCTAAGAAACTGTTCTACGAAGACCCTAAAAACGAAAAAGAAAAAGAGGAGCAACTTAGGATTTTAGCAGTAAAACAAATGAATGACAATGTATCAGAGCAAGTTACACCCGAGTTACTAATGGCTTATGGTGTGGATAGCATAGCACTTTTGCCGAAAAGTGTACGTGACTACTACAATTTAACAGAAAATAAGACTTTAGACGAGATTATAAAGGAGGATATGGATATTGATAGAAATTAATGACGAAGAATTAAGGGGAGTTTATGAGGAAGATGAAAAACCCGAAAAGAAGACACAAAAAAAGACGAAGAAAAAACCTACTAATACACTATTTGCAAAAGTACAATCTGACCCAATTAAAATAATAAGACAGCTTATAACT